CATCGAAAGTTTCATCATAGGTATCTGTGACGGCATTAGTACCATCCTCATTAATCTCATTATCATCATTTTCATTGATTAAATTAAGCGGAGTTAAAGTAACTCTGACCGATGTTGCGTCTATGTTAAGCAATCCAATACTGTCAAAATTTCCGGGATTGAGGACATAGGACATTGACGTTGCTTGTGAAGTTTGATTACCTATCGTACTGTCAAATATTGCCCAACGGTTTGTAGAACCGATTAAAAACCAATAGTCAGTAGAAATAAGTTTTCCATTAGAGTCATACGAAACAGGGTTATTGTTAAAATTATTATCTGTTTTTGACTGATAAATTGTATGGACATTCGGAGTTGTGACCATTACATAATCGTCAGTAGAATAAAAGGCCGATCCGCTTAACATGTATATATCGCCGATTTGAACGCAGGCGTAAATATTTCCATTTGGCGCGACTGCCATATCCTGCCATTCCTTATTCCCTTGGCTTAATAATACAAAGTTCCCGGTTCCTCCTTTTTGCACATAAATATCACCGTTCTCAACACAAGCATAAATATTGCCGTTTTCATCAGCTGTTAATCCTGTCCAATAACGAAGGGTTTGCCCTAGAGAAATAAAATCTCCCTCGCCGTTCGTCTGCATATAAATATTTCCCGGCGTGCAATCGCAGGCATAGATATTACCGTTTGGCGCGGCGCACATTCCATACCATCCCCTTGAAGCCTGACTCAACGCAATGAAATTGCCCGTTCCAGCGGTCTGCTTATAAATATCGCCGTTATATACGCAAGCATAAACGTTACCATTACCGCTCGCGCACATTCCATACCAAGCGCAGGCCGTTTGAGCTAATGAAACAAAATTTCCTGCTCCCGCAGTTTGCATATAAATATTATCTGTATTTCCTACGCAGGCATAGATATTACCGTTTGGCGCGGCGCACATAGACATCCAATTACGGGAAGTTTGGCTCAACGCGACAAAATTTCCCGTGCCGGCGGTTTGCATATAAATATCTCCTGTCCAGTTGCAAGCGTAAATATTGCCGTTCGGCGCCGCGCATATCCCCCGCCAATAACGAGAAGTTTGCGAAAGAGCGGCAAAAATAAAAGAAGCCCATTCTGAATAATCCGCTTCCGGCACGTCCGAAGATACGAGCATTGCATCAGTTATATTTATAGGTAAAACGAAATCCATTAACTTACCGTCCTTGTCTCAGGGAGACCCACTCCCTCCCATTGGTTAATAATTCTGGTTACTTTATCAGAATTTACTTTTGAAGATGCATTGCTCTGGGCAATTTCTTTTCGCAATGCCTTTACTTCAGCAACTAATTCAGCATAACTTGCGCCTGTTATAGTTGCGGGGTAACTCTTTTTCGGGGATACAACAAGTTCTGTACCATGTAATGTCGCTTGATAACCACTGTCTGGGCCAATAGCCATGCCGCCATCAGCATAAGAAGGCAGTCCTGCTAAAGCCCGTTGATATGCAATATTAGTTGAATAGTTTTCCGGTTTGATCGCGGCAGTTGCCGCCTCGATATATTTATAATACTGATCTGCTGTTTTAGCCAAAAGCATTAATTCGGTATAGTCCGCCGTACCGGTCGCTGTTGTTAAGTCCTGCGATTCGACAAGGGAACGATAACCTGCCCGTGTTGAAGGTAAAGACATTCCGTATTGAGACATCGCCTCAGATAATTGAGTTTTGAGTATTCTTTGTTTCTCAGTATCGTTAAAAAAAGCATCATAATAAGATTGCATAGCAGATGTAATTTTATCGAGTCCACCGGCAATGGTTACAAGCGTCTCACTGAATTTTATCGCTGCCGGAATTGTGCCGTTGAATTTTTGATTTGTCATTTCGAGATAATGCGCAATAGTTTCTCTGTCTGTCACTAGTCGAATTGCCGTTTCTAACAATCCCTCATTTAATTTCTGATATTCTTTCAACATCGAACCGAACAGAACTTCAACTGCTGTATCGGAAATATTGGAAATATATTCCTGGAGGGCTTTATTCATCTGGTCGGTAGTCATGCCCTGAAGATTAATTTTTGTTTCTGCAAAGGCATAATTAAGAGCGGCATTGGTATCTGTACCTAATTCTTTAGATAATGTAACTAGAGTCGAACCAAGGTTTTTAAATACCAATGTTAGCATATCCGTAACTTGACTATTGAGAGGAGATAAAACATCACTTGTACTAGACGAACCACCACCAAACAATCCCCATAATGCACCAGTGGTATCCGTTGTTACCGTGGTGTATTGTTGGGCTGCGGCAGAAGCACCTTTGAGAATATCGTTTACAATATTTTTACCTATATCTATACCCGTGGCATTGACGGTGGTTGTGGAACTTCCAAATAATCCGCCTTGCAGCCAATTCATAGCATTATCCAGCCATTTAAGGCCGGTATTCCACCCCGAACCTCCGCCCATTCCGAATATGTCAGCATTGTTTGTCGTACCGGTTATAGTTGGAGCAGAGGAAAGGCCGCCGGTCCTGACGATAGAGGTCACGAGTCCGGTGATATTATTATTGAGGTTCTGAAGTTCATAAAAAATGCTGGTTAATTTGGTGTCTTCAACATTGTAAATTGATTCCAGCATTTTATAGGAATTTTCAATGGATTGTGATCCGGTATTATCTGCCGCACCGAGAACGGTTGTTTTTCCGGTATAAGTCGGCGCATTTGCCGCTGACCCCACACTTGCACTATTTGCACCTCCAACAATTCCAGCTGCACTAAGAACTGCCGCTACAATCGCCATCATTGCCGCTACACGTGCAAAGGCAGTATAAGCATCCCCACTCGCCCCAGCATTAAGCGTTGCTGTAGCCCCAGTTGTAATTGCTAATCCCGCTTCTGCTTGGGTTGCCGCTACTGTCGCAGGTATTCCTGCTAAAATAGCAAGATTTTTTTGAACAATCATGAGTTGCTCTGCTATCTGTGCGGCCTTCTTAGCATCTTGCATAATTTGATAGCCTTTTGATTCCTTATCCATTAATGCGCTGGCATTATCAAAAACAGCAATTGCATTTGTAATCGTTTCTTTCTGGTATTTATGTTCACTATCATAATTATTACTTATTGTAGTAATTTCATCATCTAATGCTTTATGTTTATCTTGCGTTTTTTTCTGATCGGCTGCTCTTGTTTGTAAATCAGTTTTTGCATTCGCTGCTGCTACTTCTGCTGCTGTTTTTTTACCTTGATTTCCCAATTCAATTATTGCATTCTTTTCTGTTTCTATTGCTACAAGCCTTGCTTTTTTTTCTAATTCTATTTTTTCAATTATTTTATTATAAACAATTTCTTCAAATCCTGAAATTTGGGAATAATAATCAATTTCTAACTGCAAAGTATTTTGTTTAGCTTCATTTATTAATGCAGTTTCTGCCGCTTTTCTATCAAACACAACCTTCATGCCTAATAATTGTGCATCAGAAAGTTCTTTAGCATATTGGATTTGCCTATCTGAAAATGCCTTTGCCGCCTGAGTTGCCTTTTCAGCACCAGCATCATCACCCATCCCTTTAAGATAAATTGCTCTATCTTCCAGTCTTTTTACATATTCTTTTTGTAAATCAGAAGTTAATTTCTGTGCATCATCTTTCTCTTTATTTACACTTGAACCTTGAGCATTGTTGAATTGCTGTTCCATCAAGTCAACTTTATTCTTAATAGCCAACGCGGTTAATTCTTGATATTGTTCAGATGTCTTACCTTGCACAATTTCAAGATAAGATAACTGCATATCAAGCATTTTCTTCTCAGTGGCATTGCGTAAAATAAATATCTCATTATCTCTTGCTTTTTCAAGTAATACTATTTGCTCTTTTGTATGAGACGCAGAAGCCATTTCTTTCTGGTATTTTTGTTCAATTTCCAATATTTGAAAAGCAAGTGACTGTGATGATAAATCACCTAATGATTTATAAAGATTGGACATTGTAGCGAGGGTTTTCTGTGCTGCATCCTCATTAGCTATTGCCCTATCACCCTCATCCTTTGCGTACTCTTTGTTATACTTAGCATAAATTTCATTATCTTTAGCTTGCAGAACGGCTTCAGCATCAAACTTTTTACCAACACCGTCTTTGGATATAGTTGCTGCATATGCTTCTAATGCTGTTTGCTTTTCAGCATTATCATATTCTTTTTGCAAATACTGATTAAGAGCAATTTCTTTTGCATCATATAAAGTTTGAATAGTTTTGTATTCATCTTGACCAGCACGCTGACTTAACTTTGCTACCTGTTCAGCAGTCTTAACTTGCTCATCATAGTAAGCCTTATCCGCTTGCATTTTCTTTTGGATAATTTCTTGCTGATCTTTAACTGAATCTTTAGGTTCAGCACCCTTTCCTGGTAGTACAGTAGGAACAGGAGTTTTACCTTGTGCATCAGCTTTTGCTTTCATTGCGGCATCAGTATTGTCTTTTTCCTGTTCTTTTCTAAATAAGTCTCTTTGTTTTTTTTCTGTATCATATTCTTCTTTAATCCAAGCTAGTTTTGCTTCGTGTTTTCTTTTGGCACTAGCAAGATTAGCTTCTTGATCGGCAAACGTGGAGTTTAAATAAATATCAGCTACTTTTGCTGCATACGTAATGTACTCTAAATCTTCTTTGAAACCTTTTGCAAATATCGACCAAACATCTATAATTCCATAAACCATAGATATTCCAGCCATTCTCACTTCTTCAAATTTGTTTAAAATTGTACCCACTTCCCATCCAATAATTGCTGCTGTGAATACTCCAAAACCTAATGTCATTTTACTGGTAACTAAAGTAACTCTTGCAGACATTATATCCCATTTTACCATAAACCAATCTAGTGCAGTACCTGCTTTAATAGCTGCTGATACTGCGGCAATTGCCCATAAACCAAAGAAAACAATAGTTGCTTCTATAGCAAATTTCAACATAGCCATTATGTTGTTAATTGATTTTACAATTTCACCAGTATTCGCTCTTATCCATGTATTAGCTTTTTGCCCTTCTGCAATAAGGTCTTTATAAACATCTTTAAATAAACCTTGTTGTAAAATCATCCATGTCGTTTGAAGTGATGATTTGGTAGCTTCCCACATTTTATTAACATCACCAGTCGCTGCTGCATAACCAACTAAATAAGGTTCTATTCTAGCTAACCAATCATTATGTTTTTGTGCTTCTGCATTTAATTCTTTGAGTCCGCCTTTATATACACCTTCTCTTTTGATAGCTTGGTCAATTGCCATTGCAACCCTATTCCTTGACGATACTTGTCCAAGCAATAAAGCATTTGTTTCTTTTGTTGACTCAATTTCTATGCGTTGTCCACCCCAAGCAATATAAATTGCATTTGTAAGTGCCGTTGTAGTTTCTACTTGTTTTTTGTTATTTCCGTCTAATATAACCCCGTTTCGTGCCATTGCATTATTGACCAACATTACCTGTTCAAGATTCATAAAAGAATTAGCATCTATTTGCATTAAAACAGGAACAAGTTCTTTGGCATATGCAAGGTTTTTCTTATAATTCTCTGCTATATTCCCCGAAGTTCCCTGTATATTGGTTATTGTTGCAGCAACGGCTATAGCTGACATTTGCATCTTATCAATTGTCTCAACACCAGACATAAAAAATTCTGCCACAACACGACCAACATTACTTATGACATAGTAAGCGGCATAGAGGCCATTGACATTTCATGGTCGCCTACCATTTCTTTGTTGAGTGTTTTTAACTGCTCATTCTTAGCATGTTCTGCATTAATGCGTTCTTGGTCATTCTTAAAACCAATAGTTTTTATAGCATCAAAAGAGGCAATGACAGACGCTTTTTGTGCTTCAATAGCCGCCATAGACCTGATACCTAAAGTCTCAAAAAGTGGATTTGCATTCATCTTTTGATTTGCAACATTAATTGAAGTTACCATTGCTGCATACGATCTCTCAACTTCCGCAAGTGATGATTTTGCAGATAGACCGATTTTGCTAAAAGCTAATTCAGCCCTTGTTGCCATTGCAGCATATATTTCATCAGAGGTAACTCCCAATCTCTGAAAATTACTATTAATGGTAGCAGCTGCTTCTTTTGATTCAGCAAGTATCTTTTTTTGAGCATTGGTATAGGCAGTGGTTTCTAAATCGAGGCTCACGACCATCTCGCCAACTGGTTTTTTTGCCATTATTTAACTCCTCGTGGCCCACCGCCATTTTCACAAATATCAACCACGTCACTCATGGATTCACTTAATGCTGGACGAAAGAATGGTTTAGCCCCACCCTTCCATCCGCCTTTGCCATATTCAAGTTGCAAAGCCCACCATGCATCATAATTTCCTGACATCACCCAGATGTTCTTTACAGCAGGATTCTTTGACCTAACAGTACGAATGGTATTCACCATTTCCTTGTGATAGCGGGCTGTCCATGATGCTCCAGATTTTTTGCCTGTTTTATCATTTCTGACTGTTTTATATGGCCCATGTTCTTTCCACTGTTCAGCAAGAATTGTATTCAATTTTACCTTTGCCTTATCTCGAATAACATCAGCCGCACTTTCAACCCGGTCTAATGCCGCATCAAAAAATTCATTATCATATTTCGACATATCAAGAGTAAACTTAACGGCCATACTTTAACAGTTCCCTTGCCTTTTGAAGTTTTGGAGTTGGAACTAATCTTAAGGGGCTTTTTAAATCTTTATCAATTTTTTTTAGAAATTTTTGTGATTCTTTTAAATTCAATTTTGGCGTAGGAGTTATTGGTCGTGCCATGTTAACCTCTCAACCCTCTTTATCACTTTTCAACCGCTAAACTTTATGATTGCTTTATAGCCTGTCGCAAATCAGAATTTGTCTTCATCTGCTTGGCAACTATATTGCCAATCTCTTTACCATCAATGGCAATATTTACATGGATGTTATCTTCTTCTTTTAGTAACCTATTGAATACACGAATCACCATTAAAAAGCACTCATATGGGCTAACAATACTACCATCATGGTCAATGGCCGCCCACACCGCTAAATGGTTCAAGTCAACATGTTTGTTACTTTCACCATCCCAAACATTGATGATTTGCCGACGACATAACATGAATATCCTTGCAGCAGCCTCACATCCCGGAATCAAATTCACTTGGCAAGGATTGCATGGAGGCTTTTCAGATGGGTTCCTTTCAGTATACATTGATCGGCAAAGGAAGCAATGCGTAAGCACCGTTCCATCATCGAGTTCTAATGAATTTGCATTCTGACGATCCTGAAAGTTAACCCAATCACAAATATTCTTTACTTCGATTGACTCATCCATTGCTCCTACCTTTCTGGCTTTCGCCATTACCCTTCGTTATCCCTTTTCCTTTGTTGAGCCTCATGCCACGCTTTTAAAATATTTTGGAACGTCTGCCATTCGTCTTTAATCCCACCAGGATATTTTTCAATTGCTTTCCAAAGAGACGGATGATGAAGGTCAACCTCAAAACTCTGCTCACCATTGAATCTTGTTTCACATTGAGAACGAACTATTAAAAAGATTTTAGCAGCAGTTTCATTCTCTGGTAATAACTCCACCCGTTTCTTTTCATCCATGCAGGTTTCGCACGGAGGTTCTTGCGGGGGAGTTCGTTCACCCATCATTATTTTGCATCGAGTGGGACAGTAAGGGGGGTCGTCCCCCCCGTATAGTGTTATGTAGCTGGCCCACTCACAGAGTTTTTTGATGTTTCTTCTTCAATGCTATGACTATCAATGGTTTGCTGGCAATCAGTAAAGAAACGATCAAAGAAATCCTTTTGCATCAAAGCGATTTTATTCTCTCTGGTGCATTCGATAACCTTTCGTGTCTTTTTGTCCTTCCAACCTTCAAGACCAGTAATAGCGTAATCAATAGCATCGTCTTTTTGCTTTATGATTTCTGCTGTAGTCAAGTCTTTCAGATTTGAATGTTTCTCATTCTGTCTAGTTTTAGAATTAATTTTCCATTCGACAATCCGCTCTCTTGAATTTATTTGCTCTTCAAAAAACGGTTTCCAACTTCTTATCTGAACCTTGACCCCTTTTATTGGTTCATCCCAAATGATGTCTCCTGTATTTGGATCAATTTTAGACATACGAAAATCAAACCACTCACCTTTGTTTTCAAGATCAATAAACATGACTCTACACTCTTTTCTTTCAGGCAATGCCTAGTTATGTAGACTCCGTACCACTACAAAGCCTACGGGTTAAATTACGAACCTGACCCTACTTGTTCCATCGCTTGACTGGATACCTGACCGGAAAAGGAAATTGTACCAAAGTTGTTTCTCGGTAAGGTCACTGCGTTTGCCTTGGTGACGATGATAAATCCGCCAGCACTTACTCTCCAGAATGTCGAAGTGTTGGCATAGAGATAAAGATCGGTCAGATGTGTTCCTGCCTGGCAAAGAGCCGATAAAGCTAACTGTCCATTGGTATCAGTCGGATCATAATTCCCGTTAAATTCAATCGTCCCGGCCTCTCCTAATTCTGCAACTTCGTAAACCTTTGTTCCCGTATCTCCAAAGGCTGTTGGTGCCGATGTTACCGGCAGATTAAAACCACTCATTGACCATGACACCATGTTGGCTACCACGACACTTCCATACATAACTTTTCCATTTACTCCCGAAATTTTCATCTTACTTACCTCCTATATAGGTTCTTTTTAAATTATACTACTACTTCAACCTCCGGCCCTGCCGAAGTCATAAATTCTTTCAACTGTTCTAATTTTTCTTCAGCATCAGGTGATAATCCTAATGCTGTTGAATCTACTTTCCATTTTTCATTAAATCTATCGTGAAGCATTTTGTAGTTTTTTCTAAACGTCTCACAGGGAAACCACTTGAACGACCTTAGACAATAGTGTTCACAAAACGCATCAATTACAAATGCTTGCCCACCCATTTCCCATGTCTGTAAAACACACAATGTGCCGTATAGATCAAATCCGGTCAATGTTTCATCAAACCTAAATCCACTCTTCATATTGACAATTATCACTGCCTCGTCAAAGCAACAGGCTGGATGCGGAAAAGTATGAATGTCGGAAGTATCAAAATAATCAGGAATCCGCATATCGTGAAACTTTCCGCAAATTAAACCACTTGCATCCTTACCGATAACCCCCGCAACAACCCAACTATCTGGTAATAATTTAATCTGACTTTTTACCTGATCTATCCAACCTGATCTTAGATAAACATCCTGATGAACTAAACAGCAAATATCCGCGCCTTCATTTTCAGCTTTGTCCAAAAGTATGTTTAATCCCTTGGTAGCTGATTCGGCATTCTGCACATAGTTCATCGATCCTTGTATTTGTGATCGTTTTAAAACCATGTCCAGTCTCAGTGTGTCATTCACCAAAACACCAAAATTGACATTGAATTTCTCTCCTGCTTCTGCCTGAGTAATTTTGATAAATTCATCAAGTTGATTTTCATAATTCACTATCAGATCATCATAATCACTTTCTTTTTCACCGGGAATAACTACAACCTGACAACCGCACATTTTCGCCTCGGTAATCAAGGCCGTATTGTCATCATAGGTAAAAAATACTTCTTTTCCATTCAGTAATAATGCAAGTTCTTCCCGTGTTTCAGGCCATTCGTAAGTAATTTCACACATACACTCAGTTTCGGGTATGTGCGGAACATTAATTCCCTTGCCTACCCAAAAACAAGCACCTGAGCGTGGTAAATGTTCGTTTCTAAAAAAGTCCTCAATGATTGGAACGGTTAAAACGGGAGCATCATAATAATTTTCTGACCATGTAAAAATAAGTTCATTTTTAGCATAAACTTTGTCACCACCAAGTAAACTAGGTGTATTTAAAACCCATCGCACAACTGTATTGCCGTTCATCGGATTTCCTGATACGGTCTCAGGATAAATAACGATTGCATTAGAAGGTACTTTCCATCCTTGATAAAATCCACCGATTATTTCAACTTTATAGTTCTTTGCTTCAAGAGATTTTCCAAGTGAATATAATGCCCTTACACCGGCTGAACTATTCCGGTAAGGAGGGGCTAAAATTATGTAAGGATGCTTATTCAATGTTACTCCTTTCTTCTGATGTAATATCCCAATCATCCATTGCTTGTCGTGCTTCATCGGGGGTACGCTTCCCCTCTGACTGAAACATTCTTTCACTATCATCGCCCATTGTAGGGGGTATTTCTACCCACCTAAAAGCAATCCATTCCTGTCTTGTGATTTTACTAAGTTCCTTTTCCATGCGTTCCTTTCTATTCCTATTGTGTCGTTATTTCATAATCCTGCACATAGTGTTTTACGGTCTGCGTTCCGCTTGGTGTGGTTATATCTTCAATCATCGTCTGCAATCCCGCCCGTTTCATCCAAACCAAATCATTACTCGTTATCATCAAAAAGCAATCGTCAAAAAGCACCCTTAAATCATTGTGAAGACCTGTTATTTCTACAGCCGAACTGGATGCTGAAAATATTGAAAACTGAATTAATGTCTCTCCCCCTTTTTTTGCAAAAACATTATCGTCATTATTGGTTACAACAAAAAAAACAATGTAAGGATAGTCCGCACCTGTATCAGCTTCGTCTAAAAATAATCTTCCTCCAATATTGGTATAAAGGTCGTTTGGAACAGTTCTAAATCTTTCATTAATGGCCTTTAAAAGATTACCAATAATCTCATTTTCTTCACCAACTGCGCTCTGCCCATATATTCCTACCAAAGAGGATAACGCTCCAAATAATGTCCCATATTTAACTACTGATATATCAGGAGCATGATAAGTACCAGGTACTCCGCCCACCGTATCAATATCCAAAACATTCCCAATAGCCGGGTAGTCGCCTGCTTGATAGGGAAAATAACCATTGGGAAAATATGGATAATTCATTAATCACCGTCCAAAGTTATTGAAGTACGATTTCCATCCGTATCTGTCGTGGCAGTTATTCGTGCTTTTGTGTCCGCGTTATCTTTAAATATGATTGTTGCCGTTCCACCGCCGGTCGATTTACCCGCCGCAAAGGAAAGTAATATTTTCATTATCTTTCTAAAAGATAGAGAACCTTCTACAACTTCATCATGTATTTGGTCAACAGTAGGTGGTGCTGTATAACTTGTAGTTTTCATAACAGTGGAATCTTTGGCTACTGTGCTATCCAACGCCATGCCGGAAGGTGCGGCTGTAACTTTGCTTTCCGCGTTCACGTTTGCGCCGGTGAAAGACAACGCCGTGGGAATCTTTGTTGTCAGAGTCGCTTCTTTGGCTACGGTTGAATTAAGTGCCATGTCGGTAGGTGGAGTAATTGCCACCGTGAAGCCGAAGGCGGAGAGCGTTCTTGTTGCTGCACCCCAAACCGCCGTGGCTATATCGGCAACCAGAGTCCCGAAACTGGATAGTGTGCGAACAGACACAGCCCAAACATCCGCCGCTGAATGGGTACTGAACCCTGTTGCTGTTAACCATGAACCTGCGCCGTGAGCCGTTGCTAATGCCGCTGGTATTGCTGCATCACTAATCGCTGTATCACAGGCAGCATTTACATCCGCATCCGTTGGAAGTGCAGCAAGTTGAGTATCAAGGTTTGCGCTTGCCAATCCCACGGCTCCCCTTACTCCTGCTGCGTCGAGTCCACCACCGCCTGACAAAGCGTTGGAGTCCACCTGATTAGTTACGGTAAATCTGAATTTATCAGTGACAACTTTGATAGCGTCAACAACCGTCTTGATTGCGCTGGTGGCGGAGTCAAGATAGGTATTAAGTAAATCAAGATAGCCTGCCCTTGCTGCTGATAAACGGGTTAAAAGAGTAGTAACGCCGGAAGAATCGGAAGGCGCATTTGTTAAGGTCGTCACCGTTCCACTATCAACTATAACATGCTGTGAGGCTGCCAAGGTAGCCGCCGGAATGGTCGCTGCCTTAATTCCTGTCGTAACTAAAAGTGTATTTAACGCCGTGAGGCCGTATGTAGCAAACTCATTCACTGCCGCAACTATCGCTTGGATAAAGGTCGAAGATTTTAGAATCAAATCCGCGCCAGTTGAGGACAAGGCATAACCTGTTTTATCAGATACAGTAGAAACGGTATAACCCGTTTTATCTGAAACCGTACTTGCTGTATATCCGGTCTTATCGGAGTTTGTAGTGATTGTTCCACCGGTAATCGTCCTTGCCGCCAATTCCCAAACGGCTGTTGCCAAAGCAACCATAAAAGTTGCCCCGTGAAGTATAAGGTCAAGTCCAGTTGCGGATAGACTAAAACCAGTTTTGTCGCCAACAAGAACACTTGCTCCAATGTCGCGGCCTGTTTGAGTCGTTCCGCCAATCTTTAAAGCATTAGCGTCAATCTGATTAGCGACTGTAAAAGCCATTTTATCGGTTTGCGTTTTGATTGCACCTGTATCTGTTTTAACAGCGGGTAAATCTGTATCGTGAATGTCGTTTATATGCGTATGAATTGCCGCCACGTCAGTGCCTATTTCGTCCTGTGTATTTGCTGCTGTGTATAAGGTGCAAGTAAAAGGAACCGTCCCTGTCGTGTTGTCAGTAATGTAAACCCAAATCCAATCACCGTTCATTTCCGTATTCGCCAGAACAAGGCTTAACTGCCCGTAGGTGGTATCTTCTTCCGTAACGCTTGCCGTAATGTCAGCAACCGCCCCACCGTCAATGCTTACTTTCTTTGTGTAAGTTCCGGGATTAGCCACAATCGTTCCGTCATTCTTGTAGAGAGTAAACGATAATGTAAAAGCGACGTTTTTCTTTGGAGGCCATTGAGAAGCCATATTAAAACCCTCCTATTCGGGGTATGAATTTATGTTTAAAAAGTTGTGTTGCGTAGGTTGGACTGCCACCCGCCTCTATCGTCACATATAGATACGGGTCTTTTGTGCCTGCTGTATTCTCAGCCATCGCAAAATAGGTCAAAAGCAATCCATCTGGCGGTGCTGAATTACCATAATCATAGGTATAATTTCTAACGCAACTTTTATAAACACCAGTTCCAATTACAGTTCCAACGGCAGTTTTCCCAGAACTATTATAACTAAATATACTATACTGATTTATGGTTGGATTTAATGAGGCAAAATAATTTCCTGTAAAATTATTAAAATCGTCGTTAGCTAATGTGTCAGATTGAGTTCCTTGTTGAGTACATATTACTCTATTGCATGTACCTAAAGCGTATAAATACTCATCTACACTGGAAATCGTGCCTGCCAGTCCCGCAACATTATAATAAAAAAAAGCTCTAGTATTTGTATAAAAACTCATAAATAAATAACTGGAAGACACAGCCATCCCAGAACTATCATCTTTTGTACCAGAGGTTGCGTCATGGGAACCAGCCCATGTTGCCGCGTCGTTCGTTATCTGCCCATCCGCTGTACTTGAATAAACCATGTCAGCGTCAATCAGGAACGACTTTGGCAGGGTAATCTTGCTAAACACTTCTGTTGGTTCTTTGGTGTAGAGATATTCGCCTTCGCCTATTTTAGTTAGAGAATGTTTAACGAGTTGCGGGTAAGGAAATCCGTTTTCATCTTGCAAAGGTTGAAATGTGTCAACGTCCACAAGATACGGTTTTCCAATCCGTAAGAAGAATTTTTTGCCACGATATATCCAGTATTCATCAAGGTCATCACGATAAATTACTGTGCAGCCGACAAAGGATAACTGCATGGTGACTTTAAAACTCTCTGTCAGATTATCAGCAAGCACCATGACACGGGTTCTTTGTCTTGCTCCCTGAATGTAAAGATTATCCCCAAACTTAGTGATGATAGAATTTACTTCAATACGGTCACGCAGATTAATTGTCTGTGCTTTACCATTAATTTCTATTCCCTGAATGGAAAATTCAACAGCCTCAGAACCACTTTGGTTGTCGTCGGGTCTTAGACCTATCAGCTTATAGGCGTCGTCAGATTGTTTCGTTCCTACCGACACAATGCCCTTATCACGCAGGAATATTCTATTTGCGGACAATGTAGAAGTGTCAAGTTTGGAAACAGCATTGACAGGCGCATAAATTAGACCATTGTAAAAATAATCAGGGTTTTGAAGCGTCTTGCATTTATACTGCTTAACGCCCCTGACATTGGTCAGATATTCAGTTATGTGCCGGTTGACTGCACCTTGACTTGTTATTTCCATTTACCACCTATTGTCTCTCCCCATGCAGTTGCAGGGTTTAAAACCTATAACTTAATTCCAGTTGACCTACCCAACTTCTTTGCAGGTTATAAAAACAAATTCTCGTTTCTTGTCAGCGTCAATTCCATCCGGTGTTGTTATATCCTCAGTCATTGTCGTTAAATTTGACCAGTGCATATTGTTAAAAATGGTACTTGTTATAGTCAATGTGCATTCGTCAAAAAGGGATATAAGATCATTATACATTCCTGTTATTTCAGCCGCACTTTGTGAAGATGAAAACAATGAAAACTGAATCAATACTTCTTTGCCCTTCTTTTGAAAAGCATTGTCTGGAGTTCCGGTGACAATGAAATAAACACAATAAGGAAATTCAGTTCCGGTTGGTGCTTCGTCTAAAAATATTCTCCCACCGATATCATTTGAAAATGATGAATTAGCGAACTTCCCAAATATTGCTGTGAGTAAATTTGTCAACCTGCCGCCTCCAAACAAGTAATAATTAATTCTTCATTATATTCATATGGATTTGTAATTCCACTGATTGAAAAATATCTATTACCAAATTTTATTCGCCATGACGCTTTGAATACAGATAAATAACGAATAGTAATTTGATGACTTGCATTTAATCCTTGTTGCATTGCCTCAGTTTTCCTATGAGACGAAAGAGGAGAAATCTCAGCAAAGACAGTTTTATAATCAACCCAAGTTGAAGTTGACCCTCCCATTCCATCAGAAACTTTAGTTTGGTACTGGATCGTCACCCGTTTTGAAAGATCACCCGCCCTCATATAAATTCATCCCATAATCGACACGAAGCTAATATACGTTCAGGAACTATATTTTCAGCAATTACGGTACGACTTCGAGCTTCAATAAAAGATTCACGATGTTCATATAAATCGGCTGCAACCATTTTCATTGCAACTTTTATCTTGTATGGAACTAAGGTAGCTGTTGTCCATCCGCAAATAAATTTTATTGTTATTGGATTTGACGGATAGAGTTGACCTGTTGGCCATACAATACCCCACGGTAAAACTATCTTCCCGCATTGGTCTCCGTTTGTTTCGACAATGTAATCTTTATTCTCTGTTAATGTTGTTTCATTTCCTGCTGTATCTTTCCATTTAACAGAAGTCACGATTTGTAAATTGCCAAATGGAAGTTTAATATAATAACTTGATAAATTGTTTGTTTGCGTAAATTGTAAATTCGGTTCACGCGATGGTGTGCCACGATAACCACTTCGTCCCGGCCAGTTTACAGGATAATATTCCCATGTTTGAATAAGCAATGCTCTACCTGTAATGTCTTCAATATATTCCCGTGAAGTCGTGATAATAGAATTTAAAAGATCATCTTCATAAGATGTTGAGACAAGTCGAATTACTGTGGTTGAAAATTCACTTGCCTGAGTTACTACTTTTGCTACAGTTCTAATATATCGTTTTGCACCGGTGTATGCTTTTTCCTGAGTTGAGGAAGTTGCACTAATTATAACTTGTGTAAATGCACCAGTTAGCCAATCATTAACTGTGGTTTTATCATCAGACTCTTGAATTTTAATATCAACAACTCCACCAGTTGTGACTATTCCATATTGAGCAACTACAATAGAACTATAGCCGATAACTTCAACCCAGTCGCCAACGATATGAGTATAATCGTTATTGATGGCATGACTGCCAGGAGCAATTGAAATTGTCTCGTCAATATTATCAGCAAAACTTCCCGAATCTAAACGAAGATGGAGTTTCAAATCGCTCAAAGAAATTGGTTCAATAGTCGGAGCCGTTATGAGTTTGATGTTCATAAACAATCCTTAAACGTGAGTTCCTGTTATTTCCACACCATTAACCCATGCTTTTTTATTAAGAGCAATATCAGCAGCGACAGCACCAACGGCAACTTCAGTAGTATCGACCACTTCTGTTTTCCCTGCTATTCCAAAAATTGTTTTCCCTGCTTTAATATTCGCTGTTGCTAAGTCTGTATCAATATTCGATAAAGTGTCTACTGGATAAAAACCAGTTGCCATATTATTACTTGCAGGGTCAAGAGTTTGTGCGGATACAACAACATCGGTCAAGTCAACAACCCATGCTGTACCGTTAAATATTCTCCTTGCACCGGTATCAAGTGCTATGAATTTACTTCCCGTTGGAATATCGACAACTGACAAAGTTGCAATGTCAGCATTTACACCTATATAATTATGTATGGTTGTTAGCAATGTAAGTGCCATAAATCCTCCTTACTTCCTTATGTTCCAATTCGTACCGTCAAAAATATAAAAGTCTCCTGTATCAGTTTCGTAGAATGTAGAACCGATAGGACAATCTGACGGTTTGGTATCAGTTGACAAACCTATAAATTTTTGAATTGTAGTGACTAATTGTATTGTCATTTTATTCTTGCTCGTCAGTGTTTTCTTCCACAATTTCTTCCGATTTGGATTCTTCTACTTCTTCCGGTTTTGTTTCTTCCACAATTTCTTCCAGTGGTGATTGTCTCCTTATCATGGGAAACTCCTTTAATGGAAGGATGTCATAAAAGACCATCCTTCCGGTTGAAAAGTTAATTATGCAGCCTCAACATACGCACCATCATCAATCGGCACGTACCATAAAGACCATTTTACTTTACCTGTTGAGTTGCCAGTTCCAATAACTGCCTGAATGATTCCTGCTGAAACAACATAAACCGGAGCGGCAGTTAGAAGTGCAGCAGCTTGTCCAGTTGAAAGCGTAAGATTGGAACCTACAGTGGCGGGAAGTGTTAATTTGGATTCAATAAGAGCCGCAGCCAAACTTGCACCTGCACCTGTTAATGGAGTGTCAACTGCACTTCCAGATGAATTACAGTTAATTTGTAAAGTTGTTGCTTCTGTTGCATTTGCCGTAAATTCACCGAGGAAATGCAACAGAGCTATACGGCCGCCGATCACATTAAATAATGTCTGCGTTGCATCAATCAGTGCTATGTCTCTGTCAACTCTTATGCCAAGAACTAAATCGGCAATTCTACTTATGGTACTTGGATTATAATTCATTGCTTTTATCCTCCTTGGATATGGGGGATCATCTTTCCAGATCACCCTAGTTAGTGGGCGAGATTTATCCCGCCCGTTTAAATATTAGACAATGGCCATCGAGGTTTTATTAGCATCCTGATAACGTCCACCACTCAAAATTACATCGACACTACCAATAGAGGCCGCTCCAGGATCGGCAACACAAACTCTGAATCCGATATGGTTAGCCAATAACATGGAACCTCTAATTTCAATGACATAACTTGCGGGAGTTGTAGTTGCTACAGGAATCAAACCTGCTGCCGCTGTGGTTGTCCAAGTCCGCGTCCCATGGACATCACCATTTGCAAGAATAGACGATGTTTCATAACGATAAAACGGAAACATAATCTGTGTTGCCACAGATGGAGTTACATCAAGACAAGATTCAATCGTAATTACAGCAGCCGCCTTTGGCAAGGCAAAATGGACTAATACTAAAGCCTGATCGAAATTTTCCATCAAAACAATCATTGGACTTTTAACACCGGCTAATGCATCCATGTCAATAGGTACATACACATTGGGAATATAATGGATATTTTCTAAAGTTACTTTCATTTTAATTCTCCTTATTAGGGTTTGCTAAAGGGGTGGATTACCCACCCCTGTTTGGTTAGTTAGTTGACTATAGCTTCCGGTTGATTTTCATATTTCAAACGGATAATTTCAGTGTAACCTGCTTGCCAAAAATCACGGTTATAGTTTGCGCGACAATTACAACTCACGCAAAGTGTGATAAGGTTCTCTGGGTTGCAATTTTTTTTGTCGTAATCGATGTGATGACAGGTCAAGGTATTGACTTCTCCTCGACAATCAGGGTTTTGGCATTCGTGGTTATCACGTTCCCGGATACCTGCCTTAAATCTCTTGTCCACGAAAATTGGAGGGTATGGTTCGTAAGAAATTCCACCTTTCCAATTTGAATTTCCTGCCCCATTCATTGCCGTGTTACCAAAATTGGGATTTGCCTCACCTTTGAAGTTTTCAGATCGCCACTTTCCATAACAAGTATCGTTACAGAAATTCTTTTCATTGATAAGACTTGGAAACCTGAATAACTCTACTCCGCATTGAGAACAAGGAACTGACTTTTTGTGGATATCACGTTTCTTCGCTCCACCATTGAATTTATCAGTTTGTAGTTGCGGACGAGCGGAAATCCCAAACTTCTTGAGACGCCACGAAATACCACCATGAGTGGGTAGACCTAACGTATCAGCACATTGCCGGAGCGTCAGGTCTTGCCCGATATAGAGATTTTCAAGTTGCTGTTTCGTAACGTTCACAGTTTAACCTACCTTGCCTGGAGGGCCACGAAGTGGCTTTGTGTTGCACCAGTACCACCCTTGTAAGGAGTTAAGGCACTTGCACGAACCGGCTGTCCATCTATGCGTAATACAAAGCGAAACACCGATTCGTCGTAAACAAATCTTACGTGAATGCTTACGTCGCTCTGAATCCCGCCTTTCTGAGCAAGAATATAGCCATTCATATCAGCCAGAAGAATATCACCCACGTCGCCCAATGCACTGGACTGCTCAATCGGAATAACAGGACGACCAAGTAGAGAACCATAAGGTGCGCCACTGATTCCACCAGGAGGTACAAATACCAACTGACCACCAGTGCCAACTGCAATTGACATCGTATACAACTGTGGTAGACACATCTGGTTTACGTACCAAGAAGCATTAAGATAACTATTGGCAAAAATACGCGAAGACATCTTGATTACATTTTCCGCAACGATTGTGTCCGCTTTCTGACCAGTTTCTTTGTCAACTGTTACTAAACAACCTGAATTGAGAATACCAAGAGGCTGACCGGCTCCGGTACCGCGAAGGATAGCATCGTCTACCAAAAATCCGAACTCTGATGGGAAAGCCGCCCGTATAAATCCTTCAAGAGCAGCCGCATCAGCTAACAATTCATCGGTTGCATAACAAAGACCAATGAGTTTGTGCAGATTCAATTCAATCTTACGGAATTTGGGTTTACTTGCCGTTTTCTGGTCTGCTTCATCCGCCCAATAACCTACAATTCCACCGAACCGTGACGATGCACGCGAAGTTTCGTCAACACCATTGATCTTGATAGAATTGGCAGCGGCACTAATCGGTTGAGGACGGCATTTGGGAGCCAAAACACCAGTCTTGATAAGGTCTTGCAAAAGATCGTTGACAAAATCCTGTTGAACTAAAAATCCACCATCGGATTGGACAGTTTCACTCATTCCTGAAGCTGCCGCATTGTAAAGACGAGGGTCAACTTGTCCGCCTGGACGACCGGCATTGACAACGGCAAGCATCTGCTGACCAAGACTCTTGAATCGGTCTTTTTTGTCCTGAACGGAAATTATTTTTTTATCTTTCTCTACAGTTTGCCGTCCTTCAGGTTGTTCTAATAGAGTTCCAATTCTTTCCTGTCGAGTCAAATTGGTAATAATGTTGTTTGTATCTTCAACAACATTCATCATTTCATCTTTCAATGACAATTCTTCAGTAACTAAATCACGGTTTTCCGCCGTAGCTTTTGCATCAATATCAGCAACCTTTTTCATAAGGTTTTTGATGTCTTCTTTGTATTGTGTAATCGTTTTCATATTAATTTTTTCTCCTTAATTTTTAAATTGATGGTGCTATAATTTCAGCGCGAGTTAACAAATCAGAAATTCTGTCTTTCTTTTTAAGTTCAACATAACGCTGAACTTTAGGAAGTTCCTGTTCATCTGCATCACACAGATCACCAGAAAAACCTTTTGCCATAATTTCCTTTGCTTGTTTCCGAGAATGTCCAGCATCACGCAGGGCTTTCTCAGTTTCTTTTGCTGTTGGAACTTTATTTGTAATGTTTATTTTTTGCGGGATATGTTGAAATCCCGCTTTTAACATTGTAGGTACAAATTTAGCACAGGCCGCCATATCAACTTCACCGGAAATCTCGTCAATAAAACCACACGCAAGAGCTTCATCAGCAGTTAACCAAGTTTCGGCTTTCATCATGTCATTGATTTCTGTGTCATCTTTTCCTGTTTTTGAAATATATGTATTTGCAATAGCTCCATTAACTTTGTCAAGTTTATCGGCAAAGTCTCTCATGTCGTCTGAATTACCCATGACCATGCCAGACGCCTTGTGGATCATAAAGAGAGCGTTCTCTGCCATAATTACCTTGTCTCCAGCCAAGGCTATTACCGAGGAAATGGAAGCTGCCAAACCATCAATGTATGTTGTCACATTTGCCGGATGCTGTTTGATAAGATTGTAAATTGTTATTCCATCAAAGACTAATCCACCGGGTGAATTAATATGAAGATCAATTTGAGATGATTTTATTGCTGAAAGTTCTTTTTGAAATCCTTTTGCCGTAATTCCACCACCAGACCACCCATCTTCTCCGATTTCTTCATAAATCCATATTTCTGACTTATCAACTTTGTTTTTTATTTCGTACCATGACAATGCCTTCGCACCATCAATCTTTTCCAGCAATGCACCGGCAGCATTTTCAATATCTGTTTCACCCTGCTGGGCGGCTCTCTGTTTAGCGGCAATCACACCAGAACGGAATACCTTACCGTCTTTTCCATAGGGATACTTGTAATATGCTTTTGTCTCTTTTGTTGCGTCCGTGTCAATTCCAAGATGGAAACTTGAATATTTATCCCAATCAGGAGGATCGCCTAAAAGTTTATTTCCATCTTCAGCGGAAAATGACCACGCACTTGTCTTGTCAACATTTCCCGAATCAATAAGACTATTCGCATGACTCTTTCCTTTCGTATTTAATTTTACTGACATTTTAACTTCCTCCTATTGCACTATCCGGGTAGGTTACTTTCCTTTACTATTGCCGGGTTTTTGTAATACTGGTGTTTGTTCTGTCGGTAATGTGGGAGTAACTGGTTGTTTTCCAGCATTTTCCAGACTCGTCATATTTAGGGGTACAAGGTGAATATCTCCACCAGGGATTGGATTCATATCTTCCTTCTCACGAACTTCATTAATTGAAAATACTCCTCTATCTAACATTATAGCATAAAATGCAGAACGACTTGCAGCATCTCCGCGCATTAATCCTTCAACAATATGCTTAAAATATAAACGACCATAACCGCTCAATGATTTGTCACTGGCAGTAAGTAACTGCATATTATAATTCTGTTCTAAAGTGACCAACCACGGCAATAGAGAATCAATTACAAAAGATAATTGTTCCGATTCGATATTGGAAAAACTTGATTTTGTAAGGTCTTTTAATTTATGTGGCGGAAGATTAAACCATCGAGCTACTTCTGGTATTTGAAATTGCCGGGACTCTAAAAATTGCGAATCGTTTGGGGGAATCCCTAACTTTTCAATTTTCATTCCTTCTTCAAGTAACATAAGTCTATGGGATTTACCTAACCCACTGTATGTTTCAGCCAAACTTGTTCTTAAATTTGAATTTGCTTGTGCTGATAATGAATTTGGATGTGATATAATTACTCCTGGATGTGTTCCTTGTCCAAAATACATTGAACCGAAGGTTTCCAGTGCCATGCCAAGTCCAATTGATTTGTTTGCCATTGAAATAACCGAATATCCCATAAATCCATCAAACCCTAGACCTGGGATATGAAGTATTTTATCACGAGGCATTATTATTTCTTCACTGTCAACACGAATACCATAAACAAATTCACCGTCTTTCATGTGGGGTCTTACACGGTTTGGAGTAATTGGCCATAATTCCACAATTTCTCCATATCCGTTACGAATCTTTTCGGCATAACCATTTCCCCACAACAGGATATGTGCCATCATTGTTTCACGTCCTGATTTTGCCGTCATGATTGGATTCCATTGATCATGCATAACTCGGTAAAGAATCCTATTATCAAGTATTTGTTTTTTATCATCTTTACGTTGATAAAGGTGAAGAGGAAGAGCACCAATAGTACCAGAGATTAAAGTCACGGCATTGTAAACAGCCGAATATGTTAATGCTGATTGTTCATCTACATTTTCACCGGATAAAGATTGGTTATTAGCAAGATTCCATAATGAGGGATTCCATGCTTTAGGGTCAGATAAGGA